TGTTCACACCTCCTTAAAATCCCATTTTTTTCATGTCCCACGTCGGGCGCCAACCGGCATCAACAAGTCCGCGTTTTCCGTTCTCCTTGAGCACTCCCTCAAGGATCATGTCTGCTAACTTTCCGTAGTTGTCGCGGCGATCAATGACTAAGCCTGCTTTAACCTCCGGCATTGCCTGCACAAGCTTTTTGATTTCGGCCTCATAGCGCTTAGCGGCCTCGCTGTAAAACTTAACTTCTTCGCAATATGTGCTTACTTCGCCGTGCGCTTTTATTTCTTCTTCGGCAGTAGACGCAATATACATCAAAAAATCATACGGGCCGCTTACAATTTTCTTTGCCCATTCGATTTGCCTTTCGCTGCCGATAAAATTAAACATTGTGTTCATCATTTTGATTTCCTCCATTTGTGTGAATTGATTTTGTTTTTCTTTCCTTTTGACATCTATATTATACCACTGCGGTAGTATAATGTCAAGCGTTTTTTCAAAAGTTTTTAAAAAATATTTTGTTTTTGTCTTGATTTTTGCAGAATGTATGATATGATAAAGCTATCCGATAAGCTTTATCGGTGTGTCGCGTCGTCCCATACGGGCGGCGGTGTTGGATAGAAATAATTGTTGTTGCTTTATTGCAAAAGTAAAAGGCTTGTCAGCATGATGCTCCAAGCCTTTTACTTTTTACAACTATTTCTGCCCGGAGCGCGATTTTTCTGAAAATAAAAAAAGGCGCAGAGCCCGCTCGGAGATTCCGGCAGTCCTGCGCCTTTTGCTTTGATTTGCAAACTGTTAAAAAATGCCTGTTTTGCCATTTTAGCAAACAGTTTGCAAATCAATGTGATAATTTAGCGGCTATTTAACATCTTACTCCATCTGGATTGCATCAATGGCCGAGCCGTAAATGCCCGCGTAGCCGTCTGCGCCGGAATTGTACTTGCTTCCAAAGCGCACCCAGCTAAGCCAGCCGCCGCCCTTGATATGTACGCGGCAGTCTACAAAGCCGACGGGCGTGCGTATCTGTACGCCGTCGATCTGCTCGCCGTAAATGCCCGCGTAGCCGTCTGCACCTGCGCCGCTGTTTTTGATCTCCGGGAGCCAATCGCCGCCCCGGAGATGAACGCGATAATAAATATCGCAGTTTTTGGCATTGATTTTAAGTCCTTCCATCGCCTCCCAAAAGTTTCCCGCGTAGTCCTCGCAGTTTTTTACCCGCGGGAGCCAATGGCCCCCCGCATATGCGGAATACGTCAGATCGCCCGTGCAGGTGGGCTTCGGCGTACTCGGCTTTGTAGGCTTTGCCGGTGTACTCGCCGCACCAAGCTTTGCGTTGACCTTGGCGGCAATATCGGCGTGATGATTATAGAGGTACGTGCCCGGACAAGATTTATTATCAAAATCGCGGTGTACCGTCATGTTTGCGCCGTTGCGATGGTATACGCGGGTGTTTTTATCCGTGCTCCATACGAGTTTTTTGATGCCGTTGCGTTTGCAAATGTCCGCAACGAGGTTGATAAGCGCCGCGTATGCTTTGCCCGTCACGGCGTAAGGCTCCGACATATCGGATGCCACCTCAATCGTTACAGCGCGGTGATCGTTATCGGGAGACGAGCTGCACCAAGAGCGGTCGCGCTCCTCCACGTACATACCCACACGCCCATCGTAGCCGATGCCGTAATTGGAGGAGGCACCACGATTAGGATTGGCAAAGATGTTTCCGAGCGTCTCCACGCTCACCTGTCCAACCACGCAATGGATCGTGATTGTATCAATCGCGTGCTTTCTGGGGCTGTTTCTGTTGGGCGAGATACGAGTGTGATTTACAAGTGCGCTGTTTGTGTATGCCATTTAGTCCTCATCTCCTTTGTTGTTCGAGAGCTCTTTCAAAGCTTCTTCGTTCAGCTCGTTTTCCTTCGTTTCCTTCACGTTTTCCATTCTGCGCCCTCCTCTCTTAGTTGATTTTATCTTCATTTTCTTGCATTTTTCTTATGATGTGAATTAGGTCGGCACGGCCGGATACACTTACGCTGTCGGCGTCGGTAAGCAGGGTGTTTGTGCCGCTTAACGCGGGGATGGGCTGTGCGCCTGCCGCGGTAAACGGTACAGGCTCTGCAAGTCTGTATGCGACCTGCGCTCCAACCGTCGGATTTTTATCCGCGCTATAGACGTCTCTGTCACTAATCCACTCCCTCGGAATTGTCTCTCCAGCATAATTGTCGATAATTCCCCACGTCCGTTTTCCATCTCCTGTCACCGCGTCCACTTCTCCACCATACACGGTTTCGGGCAGGGTCAGGGTGTTGGTCTGACTGATGTACGGTTTGTAGGTGGTGGGGGCGGTGGTGCCTTCAACAGCTCCAATTTGGATTTGATAATCGTTGAATACTGTGCCATCTCGCCAGCATTGCAGCATAAAAATAAGCTCGGTTTCTATCAGCGCAGCATTGCTTGCAATATACTCATCAAGGTTTGTGCTCATTGTATCACCGCGGAAGTAATACACCAAATCCGTTGTGAACAGCGAATAGGCAAAAGTAATGCCGTCACCGCTTCCCAGAGAGGCACTTCCGCCCACCTTTTTGACGTACATGGTGTAGGTTTTTCCCGCAACCCAATGCAGCCGACACGTTCCAATCTCGATATTGCCTTTTCCAACAAGTGTACCGTTTAACGTAATATTTTTTTCTGCGTCTACTGTTATTTTAATGCCTGCAGAGGAATCATTTGTGCTTAAAAACTCAATAACATTCTCCCCGCACCGTTCGGCCATCACGCCGTCCCTGCCCTTGATGGGACGAATGTTTTCGGGGCTTGGTATTCCGCTCCCCTCCTGCGTAGGCCCCCAGCTGACAGTCACATCCAACGGATAGCCTGCCACAGGATAGCACACAACGGGGTTTTCGGTTTCCTCGATTGGAGGACATAAGGTGTCCACGATCTGCTTGCTGCTCCATGGGCTTGTGGTGGTGATGGCTGTGTCGTCAATTTTAGGTATTTCGTCAAGCTGCACCTTGACTGCGCTGATAGCGTCACCTGTGGCTTTTGCGTCAGCGGCTTCGCTCTCGTGGGTGAGGGTGGTGTCCAGTGCTACGGCAGGGCCGGTGTCACCTTTAGGCCCCTGCGGGCCAGTTGCACCCGTTGGGCCTTGTTCGCCCTGCGGGCCCTGCGGGCCTACCGGCCCCTGCGGACCAGTTGCACCCGTTGGGCCTTGCGGGCCGACCGGGCCGATGGGTCCAGCGTCACCTTTAGGGCCTTGCACACCGTTAAATTTACCTGCATCAGCGTCATCACGGACGCTTTGAGCAACTTTTTGAGCTTGTTCAGCTTTGCTATCCGCTTCATTCGCTGCCGACAAAATCTGCTGTACCACGTCCGGCGTGGGTTTTGCTGGAGCGATCCCCTCCGTGCCCGCGCTTACTGCCACACGATAGATTTGGCTCACGGAGATCTGCCGCACGCCGTCCGTATATCCTGCAAACGTGAGCTCGCCCGTGCCTGCAACCGCAGTGGCCTCCGCAGGGACAGACACGGCATTATCCGATTCAAGGCGTATTTGCACGGATTTTCCTTTTGGCGGGTGGAAAGCGACGATAATATCGTAATCTACCCATTCGCCCTTGCGCATCACGCTCAATGTCTCCACGCCGTAGCTGCCCGCCGTGCCGAGGCGGATCGGCTGTTCGGCACACTGCGCAGCGTATCCGTCCAATGTGATCTCGTGCATAATCAATTTATATCACCTCTTTTTGGGTTGTCCTTTACTGGTCCGGAAAACCGTCTCCGTCCGTGTCGGGCAACTCCGGCAGGCCGGCAACGCTTGTGAGTAGCGAGAGCACGCCGGCGAGCACCGATGCGCTGGCTACCACGATCCAGTCCACGTCGCCGAGCACCGCAGAGGTGCCGATCGTCGCGACAGCGGTCTGCGCCACGGTTTTCACCGCACGGACGCCCGCGGCCTTGAGCCAATTTTTCCACTTTATTTTTTTCATGGGTGATCCTTCCTTTCGATGTCCTCCAAGTCTGCAAGGCGGTGGTTGATGACCTTGATCTGTTCCTGTATGACGGGTATCTTTTCGGCAAAGCCGTTGTGCTTGCGCACCTCCCGCGTGAGCTCTTCGATTTTTGTGTCCGTTACCGCCTGCGCGACTTGGATTTTTTGCTCTGTCCGCCGGTTTCCAGCGATACTGGCTATGATTACGCCGATCAGCGATAAGCCGCCCGTAATCAATGCCACTGTAATTGCTTCCGTCATTTTTTGCTCCTCAAAATTTAAGGTTTATCCAGCCACACCGGCGGTGCGGGGATTGTCCGCGTCTCCGGCGCATCGAGCCAAGAGAGATACCGTCCCTTACCCCCCTTAGCCGATGATTGCAAACGCCGGCCGAACGCCAAAAGAAAAAGAAGCGCCGTTAGAGTTTGCAAACCCGCCGTTGCTCACATAAGCGAAGTCAACGGCGGAAGATACATCTCTCAGCCAGTAGTCCTCTTGATTATGTAACTTAGTACGGTCAACCGCGAAGAGCGGGAACTGACTGTCACCCAAAGCTACGTTGTAACCGTTACCATCATGTGCGCCCCATGCTACAGAACCATAAACCTGCACTTCGTTCATTAACTCAATATCAGAGTCGAACCACCCCCAACCCGAAGGGGCGTTTCCGGTCACAGCATTGGTCAGATGCTCTCTTTTGACAAGCACATGGGCGGAACCAAACGCTGTCTTGATAGTAGTCTTAGCCTGTTGTAGATTGCTCTTGTACATATCCGAGCCAACATAACCGCCAGCCGTAGTATTTGCCGCACCATCTTCGTAGCCGCCGGAGCTGGTGTTGTGCATTTGTGCGTTGTACAGGCGAGTGTCCGGCACGATAACGACATGGTGAGTAGTACAGCTTGTATCACCGCTGTTAAGATAGTAATCAAACGCCGCAATACGGTAGTTGACGCCATCAATTACCCAGTAATCACCGATATACAGGTCGGTAAAACTACCATCCGCAATAGCCGCCCATTGTGCGGCGGTCACGCTCGTACCGAGGTTTTTGCCGCGGTAGATGGAGTTATGCGCGCCGGCCCCGCTGGACAGTATGGCAAGCACAGGCGCCGCCGCGTTTTCCGCATTGGTGGCCGCTGTCTGCGCCTGCCCGGCCGCGGTGGAGGCTGTACTCGCCGAGCTGGCGGCCGCCGTCGCGGAGCCTTCCGCTGCGCTTGCGCTGGTGGCCGCGTTGGTTTCGGACGCGTTGGCATTGGTGGCCGCTGTCTGCGCCTGCCCGGCCGCGGTGGAGGCTGTACTCGCCGAGCTGGCGGCCGCCGTCGCGGAGCCTTCCGCTGCGCTGGCCGAAGATGCAGCCTGTTCTGCAGCTGCCTGCGCAGCAGACACCTGTCCCGGTATTCCTCCCGCCGCCGCGAGTGTATCGGCAATCTGCTTGGTCAGGATGCTGTAGTAATCCGACGAGACGATCTCCGCGTCTGAGACGACGTTGGCCGAGACGTGCATCACAACCGCAAACGTCGCGATGCTGGTGCCCGCACTATCGTACAGCTTGATTTGTACCGGCACGTTTCCGCGCACCGTAAAAGCCTGCGGCACAAGGGCCACGGTCACGACGTTGCCGTCGATCATCGCAGCCGACGTGCTGCCGTCGGGCAGCGTGTCGTAAAAGCCTGCGGTGCCGTCCGGTTTTTTGTAGCGGACGGTCACAAGCGTACCGTCTGGCACAGCCCACTGCGCGCCGCCCGCGTAGATGTTAAAAGCGATTTTGCGGCTGTTGCTGTCGTCCTGTACCGCGTGTATGATTTGCGGCGCGCCCGGGTCGAGCATGTCGACGCGCAGCGCCGCCGTTGTTTCAATTGGCATTTTTTATCGTCCTCCCCTACTAGCTATTGCTGCAGAGCACGTGTCGACCGAGCTGCGGGTCCCATACCCACGACACGCTAAAATCCGCGTTATCGCCGATGGCGAGCCGGTCAAAGTGCCCGATGCGCTGCCCGTTTACTACGGACAGGATTGAGTTTCCGCTTTCGGTTTTTACCCTGTTGTAGACGACCAGCGTCCCAGTTTTAATCGTCCCGGTATAGCTTCCGTCACTTTTTTCGCCCACGCCCGCGCCGATCGATCCGAGGTACGAGTAAGAGCCGTCCTCGCCTAGGCCTCCCTCATTTGTCACGGTGCCGGAAAAGACCTGCACAATGCCTCCGGCGCTTTGGGCTGTCGAGTAGATGCGCACGCGTAGGTTGTCGTTTTCCATCAGCCTCAGCACCGCCGCCCACAGGTCCATCTCAAACCCAGCGTTTCGGCTCACCACATGGTCGGCGATCAAGTTGACGATGTTGACGAGATCAGCGTTGAGCGTGCCGGCTGTGATAAAATCGGCGACCATACCGTTTTTCAACGTGGCTCCATAGGAAAACGGCCCGTTATATCCGCTATCGCTCGCACCCCAGCCCTCATGGTTAAAGCGCCACACATTGCGCGCCTTGGTCGGGTCCGGATCATCCGCTATGTACAGCGTGTCCGGCATGCCGTCGTTGTTGGTATCCAACAAGCGCACCGCGCCGCCGGATGCGCCGAGGATGGTCTCCGTAAGCGCAAGCACTGCCTCGCGCAAGTAAGTCTCGCTCGGTTTTTGCTTGATTTCCTGTTGCTGCCCGACGATGGTGTCCGCGATGTTGGTGCGCACGTCGCCGATCTCGACGGATTTATACCGCTCAAGCAACACGTCCGTCTCGATCTTGACGATTTCGGCTTTCGCTTCCACGCCAAGCCGCGGGTAGCGGATCGTCACCGTGTCGCACAGGTCGCACTTTTCAAGCAGCGCAAGATCCTCGTACTCCGGAAACTGCTCGAGCTGAACAAAGCTCGCCGTGATGCTCGTTTTTGGGATGCCGATTTTGTTGTCCTCGACATACTTTTCCGCACGCGCCCTGAGCTGCGCCGGCGTCGGCTGCGTCTCAAAATCGTTGGAAAAATCCACCGGCACGACGCGCGTAAAGTCGTATGTGCCCGGCGCGTTGACAATCTTAGGATCGCAGGTCACGAGCGCCCCCTCGGCGTTTGTCCAATACGGATAAATGCCGGTCGCCACGTTGGAGATGTTGCGGTCCTGCTCGATGTCCGTCAGGTTTTTGCCGTAGCTGATCACGACGCCGTTGTCGTAGCCGCGATGGCCGTACAAGCGGACGGTAAAGCTGTCCCACTCATACTCACCGCCGTACACGTCGAGGATTGAGCCGGATGAACCGCCGAGAACCGAGCGCGTCGACGACGGTGTAGAGACACTAAAAGATGCGACGGTTGACTTGTCCGTCCAAAAAACGAAGGGACTATTCACCGCCGCGTTGAGGCTGAGCTTTGAAAGCGCATCCGGCGCATTAATCGCTGTAAAAGGGTTGAGCGGCACGCCGGAAAGGTCGTAGGTGATATGCTGCGCGTACACCATGATGACGCCGTTCATCGGCCGCGTGATCCGGTAAATGCGGAAAGGCTGCGGCGCCCGGTATGGGCTTGGGATTGCATAGATGATGCAGCGGTCCGTGATCTCGTCAAAATGCACGCCGGTGTCCGGGTACTGCATCGTCAGCTCGAAAGCGCCGTTGCGCTCCTCGGTGACCGTGCAGCTGATCGCATCCGTCAGGACGCCAAGTCCCTGCGTTTTAAACTCCGTCGCGGTGGACGGAAAAAGAATCGGTTTCATAGTGCCCTCCATCTCGGCGTGATTCTCACCGCAGTGACGCCGCCGCTCCAAGTAATCCGCGTTTCTCCGGCAGGCAGGGTCGGAAACTCGCCGCCGGAGATGCGGATCGTGCCGTTTTTGTTTTCAAGGCCGCTGTAGGCATTTTGCGTTTCGGCGTCCAGCGTCAAGCTGCCGTCCATGCTGTCGATTGTCACGGTGATGCCGCCGACCGTCAGCACGCCGCTTCCGCTGCCCGTGATCTGGATCAGTGGAAGCGATTCGTCCCAGTTGTTCAGCAGGATTTGCCCATTTTCGAGCGCCTGCACCCACGTGCCCGCCTTGATATACCGGTGCGGTTTGCAATTAAAATTTAGCGTCATCTCGCCCGACCGGTTCAAAAACCGCGTGTCAAAATCCAGCGGTCCGGTAAAAATCGCCATACGATATTCGTCCGGGTGGTAGTCGTCCTCCAGCTGCTGGTACTTCATCGGCGAGCCGAGAAGCCATGCGCGCGCCGCATCGGTATTCCGTAGGAAATCGCGGTGGATAAAAGCGGGATAAGAAACCGTGATGTTTTTATATCGCTTGTTATCTCGGATCAGATCGCCGGACCGCCCGGGGATGGACACGAGCTCATAGCCCCTTTCAGGGCCGTTGAAGGTGTTTTCGCCACTGACATAGATACCGTACTCGCGGCAGCAATGCCCGGCAAACCAAAATTTATGCACCGAAAACCGCCGCCTTTCTTTCTGTTGCGTTTTGCATCTCATCCATGATGATATCCGCCAGCGCCCGCACGTCCTGACCCGGCGCGCCGTATACCGTGATATTGACGCCGCCGAGGTCGGTCTGGTTGGTTGTGTTGTTGGTGAGCGGCTGCACCATGGCGCGGTTGCCCATCATTGTGAGCAGCTCCGGTCCGGCTTCGCCGACGATCGCCGAGCCCTGCGAGAGGATACCGCCCTTTGCCAGATACGGTATACTCGGGATATACGGGATGCTGAGGCCGAAATGCCCGCCGCCGAGCCATTTCGGCATTGTAAAGCTGATCGAGTTTAAGCCTCCGATCAAGCTGTTAATCGCACCGACCGCGCCGTTCAAAAGCCCGATGATGCCGTTTAACGGCGCCTTTACCATGTTGATGAGGCTGTTAAACAAGCCGCCGAAGATGTTGACGACGCCCTGCCACGCCTGCTTCCAGTTGCCCGTGAAAACGCCTTTGATGAAATCGAGCACACCCTGAAAAATCTGCTTAATCGCGTTCCAAGTGTTTTCAACATTTTTCATAAAAGCGTTGATAATGTCTCCCAAACCGGGTCCAAAAATCTCCGTCCAGTCCGTTTTGAAGACGCCTTGCAGCCAACTATCCAGCCCCAAAAGGATGCCTTCAATCAGGTCGCACGCGCCTGTGATTATCCCAGTGATAGTGTCCCACACGCCCGAGACGATCTCCTGCACACCACTCCACGCCTGTTCCCAGTTGCCGGTGAAAATGCCTTGAATAAAATCAATTACACCGTTGAGAACCTGATAAACGCCGTCCCAGATGCCTTTCAGCAGCGCAAAAAATCCATTCAGCACATTGCCTAAGACGGGGCCGAAAACCTCCGTCCAGTCCGTAGCAAAAACGCCCTGCAGCCACTCGTTAAATCCCGCCAACCACGCCTTGATCTCTTCGCCCTTTGTGACAATCAGCACCAGCACTGCAATCAGTGCGGCGATGGCCGCGATCACAAGCACGATTGGGTTTGCTGCAAGGAATGACAGCGCAGCGGAAATCTCCGAAATACCGCTTTTAACACTATGCACAAACTCGACGATTTTCAGCGCAGTCAGTGCGATACCGATTGCGCCGATTACACCGATTACTGTTTCTTTATTCTCAATCAAAAAGGATACGACGTTCGATATCGCATCAAAAAAGCTTTGGACGTATCCGACGATAGTATCCATGTCGATGCCTGCCGTTGCATCCAAAATCGCTTGCAAAATGCCGTTTATGCCCTCCTGCACAGCTGTAAGCACGGGCTGCACGCGCTCCGAAAGCTCTGCGGCCTTTTCCGTAAATTCGAGCTGCGCGTTGTTGGCGTCTACGATGTCCTTGTTGTTGCTGTACCATGCATCGCCGACATCACTGAGGCCCTGATCGGCCATAGCCTGCAAGACGAGGTTTGTCCGGTCGGCCTGCGTTTCGGCGTCCTGCAATGCGAGATTAAAAAAATCTTCGGCGCTGGAAGCATCTTGCACCGCCTTGTTCCACTCCTCGTTTTCCTCGGTGTTTTCCTTGAGCATCACGCCGAAGGTCTCGCCCTCTTTGCTGCCCCAGTTCAGGACGTCCGCAAATGTGCCCGTCACCTGCCCGGCGCGGATTGTTTCGTTTATCGATTCCGCGAGACCGTCGATCGGGATACTGTCTCCGTATTTAGCCCAAGCGCCGACTACGCTTGGGATCAGACGGTTTAAGTCCTTTTGCGATGCACCGATTGCTTGCAAATTCGCCGTCGTAGTGGCAGCGGCCTGATCGTCCCCAAGCGCCCCGTAAAGTCGATTAAATGCCTCGCTTGTCTCCTCCGCGGAGTACCCCGCCGCCTCGCTGGAGGTTTCCAGCGTTCCCATGATCTTGCGGTACTCCTTGGTTTCCTCGTTCAGGTCCTTAAGCCCGGAGACAATCCCCTTGATCCCCTCGACGATCACATCGGCTTTGAGGTGATCGGCAAAACTGGACGCACTGTCTCCCGCCTCTTCGAGCGCGTCGTCTGCACCCTTAGCCGCATCTTCGACGTCCTCGATCGGCTTTTCGTCAATTTTCTTGACCTTTTGGGCCGTCCCGGCTGCCGCGTCGCCGAGCTGTTTTAAAGCAGATTCGCCCTTAGCCTGCGCGATTTCGTCCTGAAAGCTGGACGCCGCCTTTTCGGCTTTACGCAAATCGGCCTCTGTCGCGATGATTTCGCGCTGTAAAGCGTCGTACTGCGCCTGCGAGACTTTTCCTTGCGCAAACTGCTGCTGCACCTGCTTTTCGGCGTTTTTCAGCGAATCCAACTTTTGCTTTGTCTGTTCCACGCTCTCCGCCAAAAGCCGCTGCTTCTGCTCGAGCAATGTGACGTTGCCCGGGTCCAGCTTCAGCAGCCGCTCAACATCGCGCAGTTGCTTTTGCGTCGTGCTGATCTCTTTGTTCACGCCCGAAAGCGCTTTAGACAGTGCGGTCGTATCGCCGCCGATTTCGATTGTTATGCCTTTGATTCGATCCGCCATCTACTTCACCCTTTCGGAAAAAAGCGGTTAATATCCGCCTGCGTTGCTTTATACGGATACTTTTCTTGGTCGTTCGTTTGCTCGATCAGCATATCGTAGACCATGCCCACCGTCATATCGTCGAGGTCCTCGCGGCTCAGTCCCAACTCCGCGCAGCGGAGCATAAAGGTCGCGCCGGTTGCTTCGCGCACAGTCTGTCTTATTTTTTTTTAGACTTTGCTGTCGTCTGCGCGTTGATCGCCCAAAGCTCGAGGATCGCCGGAAGCACCTCGTAGATCGAAAACGTCTCGAAGCCGTCGAGCCACCCCTCCGGCGTGTCCGGAATGTTGGCGTCATACTGCCGCGCCATGATGTAGGCGGCGTTTTCAAAAATTTCGAGATCGGTCACATCAAGCTGCGATTCGTGCACTAGCGCTTCATACGCCTCGCGCTCTTCGGCGGGCGCATCTTCTGCCGGTTTTTTGGCATGGATGCCCTGCAGCGCTTTGGTATACGCCTTCTGAAGCTTGTTAAGGTCCTGAATCATGTCTCGGCCGATTTTATGCCGGTAAAGACGCGGGGTCAGGGCCGAAGCCCTAAACCCCACCTCCTTTCCGTCGATCTGAATTCTTTTTTCCATGTGCTTTACCTTTCTCAACCTACGGTAGGCGTATAGACCTTCGTAAACCACGCCGTGCGAACGCTCTCCGGCGTCTCACTGGTTGTACGCGCAAAGACGTTGCCGTTTTCGAGCGAAGTCGCAGAAATTGTGCTGGTCTGCGTCTGCGGCTCCTTGGTGTCCGTACTCGTCGCGCCGACAATGCCCGGGCGCGTGCCCGTGCAGTTGTACATGCAATACAGGTCGTTGTCTGCGTCGCCGTCGATTTGGAAAAGAAGCGCGAAGCTCTTCGGTTCAACACCTACATTCTCGATGATCGTCTTGTCGGTGGCGTTTAGCACGTATCCCCAGACATCCTGCAGCATCTTGTCGATAAATCGCGCCATTTCGAGGTCGCCCTCGTATCCGTTGTTAGAGCTGGATTTGTAGTACACAACGCCGTCCGCGTAAAACGGCGTGATCTCGCCGCTCGCCTCGAGCGACAGATTCACGGCGCCCGGCACAGGGACCGGATTTTCCCACGTCGGCGTTTCGCCGTCTGCGGTCATCACCGCATAGTGCACGTTTTTGATGTTAAACTGCACCTTGTTTTCGTTTGTCGCCATTGTTACACCTCAACTTCGTACAAAATTTGATAACACTTCTCCGTGTCAATATAAGTTTCCGATTTGTCCCAAAAGAGTGAGGACAGGGCGCTTTCCACCCTGCCCTCCGCTTCGGGATTTTTATCTTTTGTGTAAAGCTCGATCTGCACATGATTGATCGGCTGGTATACGACGCCGTCCGCCGAAAAGTTGTTGCTGTAGGCGGCGAGATAGCAGATGTACGGCAGCTCAGGCGCTCCGTCGATCGGCCATGCCCTGTATACCACGGGCAAACCTGTGCTTTCCAAAAGCTGATACAGATTCTCCAGCGTCATTTTTTAATCACCACCTTAACGGCACCCTCGAGCTTATCTGCAGCAGCCTGCTCGGCCGGGCGGATATGCGGCCTGCCGTCCACGCGGCCACCGTTTACCTTTGCGTGCCCGTTTTCGAGCAGATGCGTGAGCTGCGGCTTCGTTCGGTTGGATATGCGCATCCGGATGTCCTCTGGGCTTTCAAATTCCACCTTGGACGTCCAGCCGTCCGCATACTTGCCAGGTCCACTCATTTTGCTTCGCGGGGATGTCGCTTTCAACGTGCGGACCGTTTCTTTTGCCACGTCCTTCACCGCTTTTTTTATACCTTCGGCGACCTCGTCGCTGTAAGCCTTGAGCTCTTTCACGATCTCAATCTCAAGCTCCTGTAACCGGATTTTCCGCGCCACGCGCCACACCCGCCTTTCGCTCGAGATACAGCTCGATGCTGTCGTTGTCCGGGTCTAAGTAGGTGCGGTACACGGCATACCGACGCGCATTTTCACCCGAGCCGATCTGTACAATCTGCTGGCCGCTGTAATTTACGATCGGCGTCACGGCGACAAGCTGCGGCTGCAGGCCGTTCTGTCCGGCGTCTGCCCACTCTGCTCTCGTGACCGACTGCAGGTGCGCCCATACCGACGTTGCTGTCTCCGTCACCGTGACGTTTCCGATCGCGTCTTTTCGATAGCTTTCAGCGATCAGCAAAATTAGATCATCCATCTGCCGCCCCCTTCTGGCTGAAAAGCCGGTTGTTCAGTGCCCACCGCAGCGTGCGCGGCATCTGCACGTTTTCCTCGCGTCGGCGGCGGTACAGGTAAGCGGCATACATTTCGACAAGCATCGCATCCTGCACCGTATCCGTCAGCGTGATGCCCTCCTGCGCGATGTAGGCTCTGGCCGATGCGATGAGTACAAGCAGATACAGGTCGAGCGCAGAGCTTGAAACCTGAAGGTCAACCTTCAAAATCTCCAGAATGTCTTCATCCGTCAACGTCAACGTCGCTTACCTCCTTGTTTTTTTACTTTGTTACCGAGACCGTATAGACGCGCACTGCGTTGCCCTGCGTAACCGTGACCGTAAGCGGATGCGCTGCGCCGTCCGTCAGCCATGTCACTGTGCCGCCATTGCGCACGCTCTGGCCGTTATAGCTGATCGCCACCTTCGCGCCCGGCTGGCTGCTGGTTGCCTCGATCTTTGCGCTCGTTCCGGTGGGTGCGAGCGTATAGCTGTATGTGCCCGTCGCAAACACGGGTGACAGCGTCTCTGTGCCAACCGCCAGCGCGGTAAGCTGCGCGTCGTTTGCGGTATCTGCGGCAAAGTCCATCACGGTTGTGACCGCCGCGTTGTTGATGTTGATCGCAACAAATGCGCCCGGGATGACCGGCATACCGTCCGCGCGCTCCTTACCCTTGAAAACGGTGTTGTCCTGAATAAACTGCACCTCACGGCTGGATTCGATCGTCATACCGGCGCGCAGCGCGAGCAGGTACAGATCACCGTAGCCGCCGATGATGTCGCCGTCCGGGATAAACTCGAGCACATCGATGTCGCCATCGACGACCGGCATCGTGCCCGGGAACTGCGCGACAAGGCCGCCCTCGTAATTAAACGCAATCAGCTTCGCGCGAAGCTTGGCGTAAGTTTTGCTGTTCATCGCCCAAAACTGGCGGCCGCGGCTGTAGCGCGTGAATGTGTTTCCGGCTGCGACAGCCAGTGCGGACCAGAAAGTAATCGGTTCGGCCGTGCTGTCCACCTTGAGAATGTTGCTGGTGTGGAGATCGACCCACTCCGGCGCATTTGCCGGATAATCGGAGGGCTTCGAGGTCTGCGCGAGGCGGGTCACGATGCCGAGCGGCATCTTGCTTGCCGCGCCCTTGCCGTATAGGATTGCCTTATCCAGCGCGAGGCCGATGCTCTCGGAGAGCATCTCCACGATCCAGCTCGCAAGGTTGATGTCATTGTCCTCGAGGATCGAGTTGCACACCGGCACATAGCCGGAGACTTTAAAGCCGTCAAGCGTGACCTGGTTAAAGACAAAGGTCAGTTCGTTGATTGCGCCGCACATCTCCGTCCACACCGCTTCCGGCACCGTACCGGCAATGGTCTGGCGCGCCTCGCCGTTGACGTTGCGGATACGTACACGGTTCAGCAGCTTAGAGTACCGGTACATATTCTCCGCGATCATGTCGAGGAAAACGACCGGAATCGTGAGCTCCGCGCCGGATACGCCGCGCTGCTGGCCCTTCATGCTGCGCAGCTGCGTAAAAAATTCGCGTACGTCCTCGCGGGCGACAATTTCGTTGCGCTGCTCTATCGGCAGCGCGTCAAACGCGCGTCGGCTCATGGGCAGCGCGCGGATGTTGATATTTGTTTCCATTTTTCTTTCCGTCCTTTCTTTTGTGAGATGGTTTTCTTTGCTTCTGGTCGGAGCAGCTGCCTCGGCCTCGGAAAGCTCCGCTTCAAGGCCCTCGATCTCTCCTGCCAACGCAGCCTTTTTTGCCTCGTGCGCAGTCTTGTCCGCGTCGAAAGCCTCTACCTCTTCGGTGACGGCCTGCTCCTGCTCCGCCGTTTCTGCTTCGTTAATAGCTGTCTCAAGCTCAGCCTCACGCGTGGAAAACTCCGCGTCCTTCTGTCGGAGCGTTTCCAACTCGGCCTGCTTCTTTTCAATGCTGCGGCGCAGCATGATTGTCTTAAGTGCCATTGTCTTCTCCTTTCAGGCGGCTTTTCATCCTTGCCTGCCATTCCTCTTTTCTGCGTTTTTCTGCCTGCTCAAAATCTTTCCGGCGCGCCTCTACCGAGGTATCTTCGTAAGCCGGGAACGTTACGACGGAAACCTCGTAAAGCTTCACAGCCTTGATCCGCCACACCGTCGGCACACCGTCCTTGTATTCGACATCTTGATCGATGATGTCAAATCCGAAAGAGCACTGATTCACGTCGCCACGCTTCACGCGCTCGTAAAGGTTCATAGCATCCTGATCCTGTTGATTGATCGTGACGCTGCCCCAAAGTCCCCGCTCATCTATGCGCAGCGAAAGCGTACCCGCCGTTGTACGGCCGAGCACAAGCGTCGTGTCGTGGTTAACGAGCGCCCGGACATCTCCATTTGTTTGCCCATCGAATGCTCCGGGCTCGATCGTCTCATATGCGCCATCCCAGAGCTCGTACCGGCTCCCGAATACGGCGAAATACCCCTCGATATAGAGATTTCCGCCCTCGGCACGGGTGCAGAAACCTTCGCTCCGCGCCATAGCCGTGCGTTTATACATCATGTGTTGTCACCTCCGTTCAGTTTGTTTTGATCTCCGATCATCCCGCGAGGGATGTAGTTTTCGAGGATCACAAGGTCGTCGAGGCCGGAAAGCGGAGAAAGTCCGATCCAGTCGCGCACCTCGTTCCCGGTCATAATCCCGCGTACATACTGATCGTTCGCCACCGCTGCAAGGTCGCGCAGGTCATAGTTGTAAAGGCTTCTCGCGTTAAACCGGAAAAACCAATCTGGATTGTACAGGAGCTTTTTGGTCATTTCCTGCTCGATGTTCTTCGCGACCGGCATGATCGTGGAGCTGATAAAGTTGTTCCAAGCGTCACGGTGGAAATCCCCGATACCCAAAACAAAAGGCGGCACGCCGAGAATGGCAGCCACCGTCCGTTTATCGAGCTGTACGAAATCCGCGAGCGCAAGGTCGGAAAGCGTGAGAGGCCGAACCTGCTCCACGCTGAACTGCTCGGACGGGATCATCCATGGCTCGCCCGCCTGCGCTGTGTCGATATACTCGTGCAGGAGCTTGCTGCGCCCTTCCGCGCTTGCAAATTCGTCCGTGAGCGCATCCACCTTGACGATAATGCTCGGTTTCCAGTTGCTGGACATAAAGCTTTTTTCCGTGGTGGCCGCCTGCTTGAGATTGTTCGCGACGTCTGTCAGCGCGACGCGGTAGCCCTCGCCTTTCCACGGATAATAGCTTCCGGGATTTAAAACAAAGTGCAGCACGTCGTCCGGGTCGTATTCCTGCCCGGCGATCACCACACGATAATCCCACACACCCTCCGGGACAAACGCCGTAAAAGCTGGCGGCACCGGCTTGAGGTCGCGCAGAATGCCGCGCCGCGTTTCCGGCCACACCACCGCGTTTCCGTTTCCTTCGAGCATCAGCGTTTTGACAATCCAGTGGATAAACGCCGCGCGGGTCATATTGTTGTTCGGACTGATGTCCACCTTGCGGCTCAGCTCGTTTTTGACCCGGATGTCACCGGTCTCCGTGTTTTCCATCAGATGTATGGTCATACTCGCGATCAGCCGCGCGATCGTGTCCACTGCCGTGCAGATTTCGGGATTCTGCGCAAGGCTCACGTAGCCCCGGCACTCTATAGATTCCCACAGGTCTGCGCCCGCAAAGGCGATGCTCCTGCGCACCGGCTCGGCGCGCGGCGCAGGCCTGCTTCTTTTTTTCTTGCTCAAGTTTCACCCCACCATTTCTTTGCCGCCCTGTTTTTTTCGAGGCTTTCGAGGTATCGGATGCAGGCAAACACCGACGCATCAAAAAGATCGATGCGGTGTTCCGGCTGCACCTTATCATATTGGATCATGTCGTCCGTCTTTTCGACGGCGGACACGTTTTCCACACAATACTCGTAGGCTTCCGAATGCAAATAAAAAAGAGTGCCGTTTTTTGCGCTCTGCTCGATATGCCGGAAGCCCTCCGACTTTTTGTAAAAATACTGTGGCTGATCGACGATCTGAAAACCCGCCGATTTCATGCCGATGAAATACTCTCGGCAGAACTTACGGTCGTGCCCGACCTGCCGGATTTTAAACCCCCGTTTTCGCATATCCACAAACCAGTTGACCACATCCGCATGGTTAACGGTCGGGCTGTTGCACATCGTAAGCCAGCCGTCGTCCTGCCAACCAAAAAGCGGGATGTTGTCCTGCTCCGCCTTAATATGCGCAGCGACAACCGGAAAAAACGCATGCGTGATTACGATGTCCACGCCCTTGTAATGTCCGAAAAGCGCCGCAGCCGTCAGGTCGTGGAGCTTCGACAAGTCTGCGCCACCGTACCAGTCGATCGGCAGCCTTGCCAACTCTTCGAGCGTCCAGCTGTACTTGGCGTCGCTCCGACGGAACTCCTCGATGTCAAAATACGCCTTGACCGCATTCGTGTAGACGTTCAGACTTTTCGCAAAAAAGTCCTTACGCTGCTGCGGGTCGTTCTGTGCCTGCAGGCTGTCGTTCAAAATTTCATCCGGACGAATGCTCACGCCGTAGGCCGGGTTTGCCATTTCATGCACGATCGGATTCGTGTAGTCGATATTCCCGTTTTCGTCCGGGTTTGCGCAGCACATAAAAATAAAGTACTGCTCGTCCTTCACTGTGCCGTCCAACACCTTTCGGCAATATTTTAGCCGCTGTCCAAGGAATGCCTGCTCGTTGTCGCCCGCGGTCGATATTCCGATCAGCAGCTTATTTGTGTAGGCTTTCATGGCCTCTTTAAAAAGGTTGTACTGCTTCGGCGTTTTGAAAGCATGAATTTCGTCGCAAATTGCAATGTTGCAGTTGAGCGAATCCTGCGCGTCCGGGTTTGCCGCCAGTGCGCGAATAAAAAAAGAGCCGTCCGGAAGCGTAGCCTCCATGGAGTGCTCATTGTTGTTGTCGATGATCTTGACAGACCCGCCGCTTTTTGCGTCCTCACCCATCCGGCGGACATTGTAGTCCAAAAAGTTAAAGCTCTCCAGCGACTGCATCAGTGCCGCCGACGCGATGTAGGTCTTTGACCCGCTTCGCCGGTATAGGAGTGAGAGCGCCCATGAAAGTGCCGCGGCAAAGCTTGTCTTAATGTTTTTTCTGGGGATGAAGATCAGCGCTTCATGAAATCGGACGACATCCGTCCCGCGCAGCTTGAAGCCCACAAGATTATAAACGATAAATTTGTGGAATGGCTCAAGCTTGAACGGCGTCCCACGCAGCGGCGTGCCGTCCAGCTTTTCCCCCTGCTGGTGGCAGATCGTTTTTTCAATGATCCGAATGCAAAACTCGGGAGCTTTGCTATCCATCCAGTACTCTGGATTGTCGAGGTCTAAAAAGAACCGATCCACAGCTTGGCGCAACTCCATGCACGCCGCTTTTCGACCAGCCCGAATGCTTTCGGCGTACTCGAGGACCTCCGGCCAGTTTTTCCCTTTAACCGGATTCAATGCTGGCAAGCGCCGCAGCCAGTCCGCCCGGCTTTTCCAAACGCGGCGCGTCTCCCGTCATTTTTTTATAGCTCGAGGGTGTCATTCCAAGCTCGCGCCAGTACGCCAAAGCACTCTTGTTCAGATCATCCCAAAGCACAAGCAGCGGATTTTTCGTCATGTTTGTCGAGCCGCCCTTGTTCGTGTACTCGATGACCGACTTTCCGCCGGAAGCTTGGAACTCCCTGAAAGTCTTGTCCCGCTGCTCGAGGATTCCCGCCAAAGTATCCACCGCGGAATCATACGCGTCCTTCTGCACCCCTAGTGCAGACATCTGCTCCAGAATCAGTTTTTTCCATTTGTTTTTGGTCATATCCTGCATCCCTTTTGTCAAAAATCTGCCCAGAGTTGGAAAGAGTTACCCCCGCCGGTCCCTACCAGCCCCGGAAGGCGCGTCGGATGAGGGCGGGGATCTCTGTGGTCTCTCATATTCCATACCTCCCCGCATTCTTTGCTTTTTCCGGATGCATTTTGTTGTGGCACGCCTCACACAAACTAATAAGATTGTCTGCGTTATACGCAAGCTCCGGATGCTCGTCCGCGTGCTCGATGTGGTGCACGGTCGTCGCTGGACGGCGCCTCCCATACCGCAGGCAATACCGACATAGATATCCATCCCGCCTCAGCACAGACGCTCGCACCCTCCGCCATCTCGGCGCGTTGTAATCAAAGCTCACGGTCCTACCTCCGAATCGCTGTGCTCGTTCTTCCCGGCCTCTCGCAGATACGCTTCCCTACACTCCTTCAGTCGCGCGGCGCAGAGCGCATACGGGCAAACCACAAGCATACACAAATGCTCGCCCGTCCTCGCGTATGTATTCCACACGCAACTGCTTGGGCGTGGACACGGGCGATATGCTTTTTTGTTCATCTTTTCGCCCTCCTCCTGCATAGCAAAAGCGCCGATGAACCTAATCCCCGGCGCTTTACCTAATATCTCTATTATCCAGTATATAGTTTAAATCGCACCATTTGGTACAAAAACGCCGAAAATCCAAAATTACTTTTTACCCGGGTCCTCACTTCTTAATAAAGTGTAATACTGGCTTTTGAGTGTGTTGATCGCCGGAACTTTACCGCTTTTGCTCATCTGCGCCGCGACCCTGTCCCACGAATAGCCATGAAACGCACGAAGCATCACGACGCGCCGCAACCATGCGCTTTTGATGCCGAATACAAATTGCTCTATTTCTTGCTTTTGAGCTTTGAGCTTTGCAATGTGCTCGGCATATCTCTGCGGCCCAAGCCCGCGCACGGTGATCGGGTGCTCAGTAAACGGAAACTCATCCGATGATCCGCGCACTATATCGCTTATCACCGTTTTGTTCTCGCGCTCCAGCTCTTCGATTTCCGCGCAGATGTCAGGGTATTGCTCCAAAAGTTCTTTTGTCATCTCATCTCCTCCTTATCCCCATTGATCGGCCATGGCTTTTGCCACGCCCCAAAAAGTTTTACTCCTTAATTTACTGTTTCGCGTTTTGCCCAGATTGTCACGTGGCGTACCGTCTGCTTTTTTGCTACCTCCAGTCACCCATGAGCAAAGCGGCTGAACTATGTTCGTCGGCTCTAACGGCGGCACACCTTTAAGCCACAAACATGTCTTTTTGTAGTACGGGTCTCCAAAAAAATACGGCTCAATTATTTGTGTGTATTTCGGGAGCTTGTACACTGCCGACGGTACAGGATTTTCTACAGCTATTTTATCAATATCGGCATTGTAAAAAGCCATGAAAAATTCTTTTGCATCCAAACCCTTTTTTAATCTTTCTGTTTCTGCGTAAGATTTTCCGTCGATTTTTTTAAATAATCGCACCGCTCCTGCCTTGCTCAAATACGTGCAGGGTGGATGAGCTATGAGCAAGTCCCATTTGTCTACGTGATGCTTTCTGCCGTCCATCGTTACAAAATCACCTCCATTCAAAATTCCCAATGCATCGCCTTGTATGTGATATTCTGGATGCCCCCCAGAGCACGGTAAAACGTCGCAACTAAAAGCATAATGTCCTTTGTCCCGGAAAGACATTGCTACTCGTTGGCTCTCTTCACAAGCCACTAATACATTCATTTGCTTTTGTCCTTTCTCTTGAGAAGTTCTTGTTCAATTCCAAGCAACGCTACTTCTATGTCATTCGAAATGGCGTACCACTTGCATTCAAGGCACGATACGTCCGGTCCGCACCCATCACATAATGTAGTAATAGCGTATTGCATAGTTTTTTTCAGATATTCAAGCTCATCTAAATTGTATTCTTTTATTTCAAACTCAATCATTTTGCGTCCCTCCGCTTATCATCGCCGCGATTATGAGCCCGACCAAGATTATTTTAGTCACTACTCTACGCCTCCTCTGCTTTACCGTTGTAGATCACCACCATAGACGGAAACGGGGCAGGGCCATTTGTGTTCCCACTTTCGTCCGTAAACCGTAGCCGCCCGCGCACGAAGCGAATCTCCGCCTTTCCGTAAATGTAGTCGTGGAAATATGCTGTATCCGTTCGCGCCGGTATTAACAGCACGATTGTGTTGCCCCCCCGAGCCTCCTTGTATGCCTTTTGTACCCATTTGCCAATCTCACGCCCATAAGGCGGGTTGCAGAATACTGCGCCGCCGAGATCCCAGCTTTGCGAAAGCCCGTCCGTTTCCGGCGTGTAATACAAAGAGCATTTCGCCGTTTTGTCGGTTGCCGCCGGGTCGAGAATGAAGTGAAATTCGGCGTTCAGCTCGTCAAAAAAATCTTGTGGCGTACACCAACACATATTTTTTGATGACAAGAGTGCAGTGTTCATGCTTCGAGTCCTCCTCTGTCCCATCTCCATTTTTGCCCTCTCGTGCAGACCGTGCAGCGCAAATCGTCCATTCCGCACGGATTGTTGTAAAGGCATGTGTCACAGTCCCGCTGCCGCTCGAGCACTTTGTACGCGACTTGATACAGCTTCGCCGTTTTTATCGCCTCCCGAATAACCGCGCACCCATGCACGCCGCAGTTATGCTCATGCCCGCAACCGAGGCAGCACAAGGAATCTGCCAGCGAGCCGGTCTCCGATTCCATGCGCTCAAGCGCCTTGATGAGTTCATCTGTTGTCATATCTGATCTTCCTTTTGCGTTTTTTCTCAACGGCCTTCCGCACGTCGCGGTGAAAGCCTACCTCGTCTATTGCTTTCGCGCGCTGCTTACCCTCAAGCAATTTTGTGAGCTTGTATCTCATGTACCTTTGGCACGTGCTGTGGCAAGTCTCACGCTCGTTTGCATATCTGTCCGGGCAGTTCTGCGGGCATGGACCCAGACGCTGCATCATTCTGTCAGCACCACCTTTTGCGTTTGCGGCTCTGCCGTCCACTTTTCCACGTCCACGCCGATCTGGCGCAGCTTGTAAAGCAAAATAAATTCGGCGTTATCCTGCATGTCGTAATGTTTGAGTAATTCCGCCCGATGCACCGCCACGCAGTCCCACACGCGGCGGAGACGGTCGGCGCCGAAACCAAACTCTTCGTGTAATGCCCAAAGCAGCATGGCACAGATTTCAGCCGAAAACTTTTCATCAAGCTCGTGCACCTGCCTCGCTATTTCCGCTTTCAATGCCGCTTCTTCCGCTTTGTTCATTTGGTATCGCTGTAAAGCTTTCATTGCTTTATGGTTTCCTCCGTTTCTTGTCGCACTTTTCGGGAGGGCATCCGCGTGGGAGGCCCGTATCGTAGCAATAGCAGCACACGCTGTATCGGTCTCTGCGCGAACCTATCCCGCGCCTGTATATGCAGCCGCGGCAGCTCGCCCGCCGATTTGTCCCTGAAAGCATTATGTAGTACGGCTCTTTAATGCCTGCTGCGCTAAATTTACGCATGTCCATCGCTTTTGCGCTCCTCTCCCTCTATCGTCACCCAGACACTTGGTGTATCCGACGACCACCGCTTACAGATCTTTGCATTCACGATCTGCGCGTCATCTCTGTAAGCAAAACCGTTTAAGGCGTCGCAAACAATCTTCATGATATTGTCCAAGTCCGGCTTTTTCTGCGGAAAAATTGCGCCGCTCGTCATCAGCATTTGCTTTTGCTTGCTGGCGCTCTTCGGAATACTCAAAAACGCCGTGATGATTATATCTATCGGTGCATCGTCGGCGAAGCGCCTGCCTTGTGCTTCGGCTAAAAACCGTTGCCGCACAAGCTCCTCATACGCCACGGTTTTATCGGGCGTGTAGCTCATGCTGCGCCCGGATTTCATCCTCACTACACACGGCCGGGCTTTGCCCTGCGGCTCTCCCGGTATAATAAATTTGATTTTCATGCGCCCTCCTCAGAATGGTAAATCATCGTCAGAAATAGCACTGTAATCATCTTCCGTTGGTGCCGGTTTTGCAGCGGCCTCGCGTTTCTCGCCCGTGAAAGCGGCGCTGCTCACAAGCAATTCAGTCGCCTTCCGCTTGTTGCCGTCCTTGTCCGTATAGTTGCGTGTCTGGAGCTCGCCGTCAAGCGCGATCAGCGCACCTTTGCTAAAATATTTTGTGATAAACTCCGCTGAGTTGCGCCATGCCACACAATCAATAAAATCCGACTGGTACTCGCCGTTAGCGTCCTTAAAGCTGCGTGTTACTGCCACGCAAAACTGGCACACAGCGGTGCCGCTTTGCGTATGCCGCAACTCCAAGTCTCTTGTGATACGCCCCATAATATGTACGCCATTGCTTGCACTCATTTTAAAATCCTCCTAATCTGTAATTACGGGATATATCCCGCTTAATGTTGTTTGTATGCGCCCGGGCCCGCTCGGCAATGCGCGATCCGATCGCATCATCGAGCTGCAAAATCTCCGCCGTTGTCAACTCGGAAGAAATCACGGTCAGCTTGCGCCCGTTGTATCGGTTGTTGATGATCTCGTATGCAATGTTTAAATCTCCCTGCGTCGGCGGTGACTTTTTGCCATTTTCGCCCGCGCCTGTGCGCAAAAAATCGTCGATGTAAAGGCAGTCTGTTTTCATCAGCTCGTCCATACGCGCAGTATATTCGGGCTCATTGAGGCAGGCTTTTAACTCCGCCGCAATCCTCTTCCACGGCGCATAGATTGCCGATTTTCCGTTTTGGAGCAGCTTGCCTACAATGGCGGTGCAAATATGCGTTTTTCCCGCGCCAACCTGCCCGCCGATAAAAAACCACCCTTCGGGACTCCGGCAATAATCGCACGCGCTGCGCATGATCTGTTCCTGCCACGGTTCGCGGATTTCGTAGGATTTAAAAGTGTATCGGTTCATAATATCTTTGAGACCGCTTTTCTCTATCCGCTGCCACGATCTGCGCACCGCCATACAGCTGCACTCTTTCGCTACCTCGTAGCCGTCTTCGAGCGCATAGATCACGCCTTTGTTTTTGCACTCTGGGCAGTCCATGCCGGGCAGATCGCCCGGCAGTGCATTTAGCACAGCGATTTGACGCTGTCGGTAGTCATCAAACGAGCGTACCGCCGTACTTTTCATACGGATTGACGCCGGTATCATTTCGCGGAAGCTCTCCACGTCTTGCCCCTCCTTTGTCCTGCTCGCGCGCCAACCAGCGGTTGATAAACGCCAGTGCGCCGCGCTTTGTCTTACGGTTTTGCGGGTTTGCCTCGCTCCATCCGATCATTTTACGTATTTCTTGCTCTATATCTACTGCCGGATATAGAGCAGCCCATTTGCTTATGTCCTCTTTGCTTATCGGATAATAAGAGCCGTCATGGAGTATCAGTCGGTATGCCGGCGCTGAGGCGGACTCGTCCGCGCTCTGCGCATACTCCTTTACTTTACTCTCCTCTCCTTTACTCTCCTTTACTCTCCTTTGTTGTTTTCTGTCAACATTTACGCCGGAAATGTTGACATTTAAGCTCGAAATGCTTACATTTGGCGGTAAAAGGTTGTGCGGTAGCAAGAGGTATTCGCTTACGGCTTCCACCGTTTTACGGCGGCGGACTGCCTCAAAATATCTCATCTGTATGCCTTTAGAGGTAAGCACGTTGTATTTGTCCAACAAATCAGCATCAAAAATACCTCTGCGGGTCGCACATTTAATTATCTCGGAGACGGGGCAACAACCCAACCCGCACGCGCGGGCGAACAGGAGCTCAACCTCCGGTGTCCAATCGCAGTAGTAGCCGCGGCTGTATATCCTTTGATACAGCTTTATCACAACGGCAAAACCCTGCACGCCAAACTCGGCTTCGAGCAGTTCAAACTTTTCATCGAGGCTCGTTTGCAAAGGAAAGTAAGGGATACCTACATCTATGTTTGGCATTTGCCCTCACCTCTCAAATTTTGAAACATACCCTTTAAGACGGATCAGCAACCCGCTTTCGCGGACGGAAGAACAACCTTAAAGGTAGTTTTTATAAAACTCTCGGCGGAAATCATCGATATTCCAACCGTTTCCCGCCATGGCTTTGCGCTGCCCGTATTCGTGCAGTTTTTGCATCGCCTTGGCGTTGTGGTGTACCCCGTAGGGCGGCTCATTGTGACAGCTATGGCACAGCGTAACGACCAATCCGTAGCGCTCGCTTTTCTTTCTCAGCGCACCGCCGAATATATGGTGCCGCTCGACCACACCATAGCAACCACAAATAAAGCACTCACCAATCATCTTGCCCACTCATCTTTCAGGGCTTCCAGCTTGTCCGGCGGGAGCGTTTCCACGCCCACCGCCCGGCAGTCCTGTACAATATTATCGATCAAACGCGCCATCTGCGCTCTGTTGTATGTACTGGACCCATAGTATACAATCACATTTGTGCAGCCTCGCACTTTGCTGGGCAGTACATCCGTTACCCAACCGAGACCGTTATGCTGCCACATCTGCCGCAGCTTGTTCACGGCGGAATTTATCACGCACACCGTATCGCAGTTGCCGCCGATGTTTCGCACCGCTTCGCGATAGATCAGCTCTTTCGGCTGGTTCGTCGCCTCTGCAAGCTTATCGCAAAGCACCCAAAAATAGGCATTTGCATCTAAGCTGCGCTTTTGCCGGTACTCTTTTACCTCGCACGTATACATACGCTCGCGCATACCAAGTACAAACTGTCTTGCGGCGGGTGTATTGATGACTTTTAGGCAAAGCTCTCCGTCTTCGTTCACGCGGGCGGCCGTAAAATCAAATTGTACCATTCAGGCCACCAGCTTTCTCCGCCGCCTTTTCGGCTTTGATCTCTTTTTCTAAGCACTCAAAGCAAAGCTGTCGTTCATACCGTTTTTGCGCATACAATGCAATATCGCCCGCTTTCCAAGTGCTGCCGTCTTTTTTCTTGCCGTCGCGGATCGTTTTACCGCACTGCGCGCAGGTGTATTCTTCGTCCTGCTCCGGAGGGGCGGTGTTGTATTTTGTACGTCCTGCCTCCCAGTAAATGTCTGCGCCGAAGCCTAAAGCCTTGCAAGCTACGGAGATCGCGTCTGTGAGCGCCATTTTGTAGCACTCATCGGATGCACGTAGATTATTACCCTTTTCCGCCGCCACAAACTTTGAGCCGCCCGTGCCCGGAATAGGCTCCGACCAGTCCGCATCCGGCGTGATCCTGTATTGTAGCTCGATGTCCACGAACGCCCCCACCTCGCCGGTGCTGGCGGTCTCAAGCCACTCGCGCACGATCTTGTATTTCCAGCCGATGCCGCACGGCCCGAAAAGCTCTGTCAGCTCTCGTATGCGCCACATAGGGTTGATGTCCGTCATGCCGTTGAGCCGTCCGCCGGTGATCCGCTTTTGTGCGCTGTCTGGCACAGTGCTCACGGCGTTGTAAATATCCATGTTACCCATCAGCGCACCGCCAGTCTGTACCCGGCTACCAATTTAGCCCCCGGGAGCTCCTCGCCCGCTTTTAGCGCGTCGCGCACGGCAACTTTGTTGATCTCCGGCGCTTTCTGGCGGATGAACTCTTCATGAGCGAGCGTAGCCCATGCGATAAAGTCATCGGCGTTTTCAATCTCAAGCGACGGGGCTTTTTTTGCTACGGAGACCACGTTGCGCGCCGTTTCGATCTTGCTTTTTTCTACCGCCTGCATCTGCTGCATGGTGTAGGATTTAAGCTGATCCGCTGTTGCTTCATGGCGCTTCATCCGCGCGGTCAGCGCGTCGATCTCTTTTTTGATCGCTTCTGCCGTTGCCAGCTCATCTTTGATGATGCACGCGATGCTGTCCACTTTTGTTTCAAACTCATCGTCGATGCTTTCAAGCGTGTCTGCGAGCGCTTCGGGAGGGATGCTTTCATCCTCCGCCATCTGCTTTAAAGCCTCGTATTGCTCCGCATACTCATACAGTTTCATTTACTTTCGCCTCCTCTGGCATTTCTTCGAGCACCGTAATGCGGATTTTACCACGCTCAATGCCCTCTTCGCGCAAATGCTTACCTACAATCTCCATTACGTCTCCGCCATTTACGGTAACAGCGTCAAACGCGCCGCGCTTGATGTTGCCGCAAAGGCTCACCTGCATGATCTGTTTATACTTTGCCATTGACTTTTCCTCCCGTTTTTGCTAAACTAATAGCAGTAATTTTGTCTTTGTGCCCCTGTGACTGTTCCCGCAGTCCGGGGCACTTTTCTTTTGCTCTCATATATCTGCCTCGACAAGAGATGTCCCCTTGTAAACTTTCACGCTTGTCTTTCCTTTCTATCCGTTGTCACTGTCTCATACACGCGCACGGCGTCGCGCCAGCTGCGGTATTTGCCGAGGTCGATGACCTCCGCACCGGGGCGGGCGGCTCTTTTTCTTCTCCTCGGCGGCTTTACGACTCTTTCGAGGATTTTCTCCGCGCCGTAGGCCAGCGTGATGATCGCGCATCCGGCGGCGATACTGCCGCACAAAACTAAGATCATGGTTTATTACTCCTTTCCGCTAATTTTTGAACAGCTCTTCGATGTCGCTTTGCGAAAAACGCAGTTTTTTAAAGATGTTGCACAAGTCTTCGTATGACCACGCCGAAAGGTGGCGCATACGGTAGCTGTAAAGCTGCGGGGATATACCCAAGTATTTCGCGGTCTTTTCATCGGTTGTCAAGCCCATGCGGTCGGCGTTATAACGCATAATCGACCTAAACGTCTGCCGCCGCTGTTCTGCGGGCGATGGTTTTAATCTTGGCATTGTTTACCACCTCTTTCTTTATTTGTATTTTTGTCCCCAGCCCTACCACCTGCCGCCCAAAGCAAAAATTATGCAGTATCTATGTTTGTTCGGACGAAAGGAGTGTACATCCATGGTTTTTAGGGGAGGATTAGTTTTCGGGCGGCATGTGGTAAAGCTGGGGCGCGGCCTTTAAGCTTAGCTAAAAAAGCACAACATCAAAACCGCGATTAGCGTGCCTAAAATCGGGGCGAGAAGCATTAAAATGTACGGCAGTACCACTTTTAATGCTTCTTTTCGTGCCCGGTCTTCCATTCTCATTCCGCTTTCTCCCCGCTTTCCTTTTTCTCCGCCAGTTCCGTGCCGATCGCGATGCCCGCGGCGAAAGCCTCCAGCATCTGTTTTGCCTTATCTTTTTTGCTGTCCGGCAGCTTGTTAAGCTGGTCTACGGTTTCGGCCACTAAGGCTTTTGCTTTTTCGCTCATTTTATCACCTCTGTTTTTTTGTCACTGTCTTAACTGTTAATAGTATAGCATTAAATATTAAGTCTGTCAAGCTATTTTTATGAGTGATTAAATATTTTTATTGATTTTTTAATTATCCTATGGTATAATTAGTAATGTAAGGAGGTGATCTATACGAGTACTATGAGTGAGCGTATTTCCGAGGTGGTAAATTTATCGGGATTAAACAAAACAGTATTCGCCGAAAAAATCAATGTGTCTCAATCCTTAGTGAGCCTGATTTGTTCCGGCAAAGCCAACCCAAGCGACCGCACGATCTCCGATATATGCCGGGTATTTGGTGTAAACGAGATTTGGCTGCGCACCGGCGACGGTGAGATGCTTGCCAAAAAAACGCGCGAAGAAGAGCTTGCGGAAATATTTACGAGGCTGCAATATAATGATGATGCAAAAAGCCAGTTGATCCGCGCCATTGCCCGAATGCCGGATGATGCTTTTCCGGCATTCGCGGCCTTTGTTACGCAGCTGTGCAAAAACCTTACAGAGGAGGCCGAAGAGGCCGAAAAGTAAAAAAGCCGGGAGCCGCACTTTTCAGCAGCTCCCGGCTTTAACGTTATTCTTTTTTGCTTCGGCATTATTCCGTTTTCCGCCCGGCATTGTTCTTTTTGTGCTCGAGGGCGACGGCGTAAACCTCCCGCACCACCGCCACGGGCAGCTCTCGCAAAAGCTTTACGATCTCATTGATTAAATTTTCCCGGCGCTCGTTTTCATTCATGATTTTTTCCTCCCTTATACGTAAACATTTGTTTGACTTGAGCTTATCATATTTTGCTCGCATAATCAATGGATTTTCGCAAAGATGTCCTACGATGTCCTATGATGTCCGCTTTCGGGAGCGCTTATATGATTATTTCATCCGCAAAACGCACAAATTCACAACGTAATATTTGCCATTTTTCACAGCATTTGCAAATCCTGTTGATTTCTACCGCCCGCCATGGTAAACTTTAGGCGCAGTATTTATTTTATATTCAGGAGGATTTTTCAATGAAAGGTTCAAGAAAATTTAAGGGAAAAAGTTTATTGGAAGATGTTTCCGACTACGTTGCTATTGATTTAGAAACAACAGGATTAGACCCAATGTATGACGATATTATAGAATTTGGTGCGGTAAAGGTCTCCAATGGGATAATTGTTGATAAATTTCAATCTTTAATCAATCCGGGGTATGAAGTTAGTCCTTTTATAGCTACTCTTACTGGCATATCAAATGAAATGTTAGCATCGGCGCCTTCTCTTGTACCAACTCTTTCAAAGTTCATAGAATTTTTAGGCAATTATACCATTGTTGGACACAATGTAAACTTCGATATAAATTTTATTTATGATGCTTGTATTAACAATTTAGGCGTTGCTTTTTCCAACAATTTTATAGATACCATGCGACTTAGTCGTCGCATATTTCCAGAAGAAAAGCATCATAGACTATCAGACGTATCCAAACGGTTTTCGATTGGAGAAAACGTGGAGCATAGAGCTTTATCTGATGCTATCAAAGCTCATGAGTGCTACGAGAACATAAAAAAATTCCTTGCAGAAAATAACATATCGTTTTCTTCTCTTTATCCACAAAATATTTACAAGCATTCGTCTATTCGTGCAAAAGATATTGTTCCTACGATGGATATTCCTCATGATACCAGCCCTTTTTTTAAAAAGATTTTTGTTTTCACAGGCACATTAGAGCATAAAACAAGAAAAGAGGCAATGCAAATGGTTGTAAATCTTGGAGGGCTATGCGGTGACAGAGTAACTAAACAGACAGATTTTCTCGTTCTTGGAAATACTGATTATTGTAAGACAATAAAAGACGGTAAGAGTAGCAAACAAAAGCGCGCTGAACAGTTAAAATTATCAGGTTCCAACATAGAGATATTGTCCGAAAATGCATTTTATGATATGATGGATTCTGAAATATGAGGTAGTATATGATCGAAGAAGTTTTTCAAACAATAAAGGGCTCAATCAACAAACAGTATTTTGGCAACAGTAAGTTTTACTACAATAAAAGCGCAACAACCGGGCTATATTCGCTTATGGTCGAATCCACTCCAAGTTTATATCATTTGGACACAAGTGCTCATTTATTTGCTCGGGTAAAGCTTAGCGGAAAACTGCAGTATATATCTTTTAGTGGAACATTTGAAAAAGATTTTGCTGCACTGAATATTCCTTTTACGAAAATCGCATCAGATGATTTTGTTCGCATTGATATTGAATACTTCTTGAATATTGCACTCAATAATTCTGCTGTGCATAAACTACTTAATCGCATATATACAAGCTCGTTTAGTTTTCCGTCTTTTGGTTGTTGCGCAAAATACGTTGAATGCAGTAATGCAGGTCATTGCTTGCATACTGATATTCTATATGCGTCGGCTGCTTGTCAATACAAGCATAATTTAGATGCTGGACGTATATTTTACGCCACAAATAAAAGTTAAAGAAAAAGCCCCGCCGGTGCTACCAACACCGACGAGGCCGCCCGGCGAACCGGGATACAATATTGTGGTTACAAGCTATATTGTATCACTTCTCCCCGGGTAAATCAATACACCCGGGCATTTTTATGCCCTTTTTAAGGAGGATACATCATGGCAAAAGCTAAAAAACTGCCCTCCGGTAACTGGCGCGTGAATCTATACGACTACACGGACCCCGCCACCGGAAAGCGAATTTACAAATCATTTACCGCCGCAACAAAAAAAGAAGCCGAATACATGGCGGCGGAATACAAATTGGTCGGCAAGCAGCGCACCGCATCCGCCGGAGATATGACCTTGAAAGAGGCATACACGCGCTATATCGACAGCAAAACCAACGTGCTCTCGCCCTCTACGATACGCGAGTACCGCCGAAGCGCCCGGAATGACCTGCAAGACATTATGCCGCTAAAGCTGCGCGACATTACGCAGGAAGCCGTGCAGCGCTCCATAAACCAGTTCGCGGCAAATCATGCGCCGAAGACCGTGCGCAATGCCCATGGGCTTTTATCTGCCGTGCTGGGCGTATATTATCCCTCTTTCCAGCTCTCCACGGGCTTGCCGCAGAAGCAAAAGACAAGGATCACCATTCCCACCGAGGCGGAAGTGAAGGCATTGCTGGAAGCGGCCGAGGGCACTAATATGCACCAAGCTATTTTATTGGCTGCCGTAGGCACCCTGCGCCGCTCCGAAATATGCGCACTGACGCAAAGCGACGTGCATGATAACGGCGTCATGGTCAACAAGGCTATGGTCTGTGACGATAATCACGAGTATGTTATCAAGTCTACCAAAACAACCGCCGGTACTCGCTTTGTGGAGCTGCCGAAATTTATCGTAGATGAGCTACGCAGCATAGATAATGAGCGCGTATGCCCGTACTCGCCTATTACAATATCAAATCTCTTCCGCACGCTCTGCCTGCGCGTGCTGGGTAAACCGTACCGCTTTCACGATCTGCGCCACCATTCCGCTTCCGTCCTGCACGCTATGGGCGTGCCGGACCTCTATATCATGCAGCGCGGAGGGTGGGAAAACCGCGATGTCCTCGACAAAATCTACGAGCACGTTTTATCCGATGAGCAAAAGGACTTTAATGCAAAAATCGTTGACCGATTTACAAAATCTTACGGATAAAAGCAAAATGCAACACAAAAAGCAACACATGTTTTAAAATATATAGAGTTTATGCGGGTTTTGCGCTTATATATTACGGGTTCAAGTCCTGTTACCTGCACCAAAAAGACCATTGTCGAATGACAATGGTCTTTTTTCAACGAAATTCGCCTTACGGCGAGTAAAATAACAACCTTCGGTTATCGTGAAATTGCTTCGCCGTGCGCTGTGCTGCGCGCGTTAAGAGCGAAGTTCCTTTCACTTTCTGCATACGCGGAAAACTTCACAAATACGGTAGCACTCCTTTCATATTTTGCAAAGCGAAATATATCACTAACCCCACCGCCCATAAAGACAAAATCTTGTCTTTGCGGGCGGCGGGGTTTTATCATCTCTCTCCCATCACCGCAGCCGTAACGGCTTTAGCTAAGCGGTTAACGGCTTCGG